AGGAACGTCTCTATCCTCAATATAAGCGTACTTATCTATGAAATACTCTACACTCTTAGAGGATTTACGATATTCTAACTCAACTTTTGCTGCCGCTTTTTCCCTTAACTTCTGAGTGGATAGTTTTTTCTTTTCCTGCTGTTCGGTCATAAGATCACCTTACTGTGACTAGATTATTTTAAATTCGCCGATTTCGTTTTTAAGTATGTCGCATAAGTCATATAATGCCTTATTGTTGTCTACTATAATTCCTGCTAAAGTATATAATTTTTCATACAGCGTAACATCGTTATTTGTTGAACCTTTACCTTCGCAAGAAACAGGATATGGTTTCCGCACAATTCCTTCAAGCAAAGAAATGGCATTGCTGTTTTCATGCACAGATTGGGTTATTGCCCCCATTATGCTTTCTAGTGGGGTTAACTCCCTAGCGCATACAGGTTCATTCATCGGCATGTTACTACAACTTTTTAATTCATTGGGAAAATTCATTTCAATTCTTCCATCCAATTGATTAGTCCATTGACGGGGCCGGGTAATATGCGCTTAACTTTTTGGCTCATATTTGCAATCACAACCCCAACCAGAGAACCAACCACTACCGTCACTTAACTCAATGTGAGTTTTAACCATGATGGTCTTACAGTCAGGACATATGGGGCGAGTGTCTTCGATATCTCCTACTTCCTCATAAGTTGCCTCGAAGTTTTTAGGTTCATAAGGAAATCTAACACCGTCTGGTCTTGTTGCAATATAATCTACCGGTGATATTTTTATCTTTATTTGTCCGGCAGCAATATAAGGAATTCCTTGATAAAAGCCATCCTCCAAACCATCAACATAAGGTTCGGCATCAACAAAAATAGGTTTTCTACGGTACCTTTTGGTTTTGCTCATTACTTACACCGTCCTCGGTTATATTTAACAATCCCACTTATCTAAAGCGAGTTTACTTCGTGTCGGCCTGCCTTTTTCGTCCTTTAACGGTCCTGGCATACCACCCATTCTTGCACAGAAGGACTTCCTTCTTGCCGCTGCTTTAGGTGATTTCTTAGCCGTTTCCTTAGATACAGGAGGTTTAAGATTACTGCCGGGATTTTCCTTCTCATAGGATTTACGTCCTTTACTATTTAACCCGCCAGATTCGCTTTTACCTTCTTTTCTTGTCCAAGCAGGAGTTTTCATTTAATCACCGCTGTTCTGAATAATTTTCTGTTACATAAGGTGAATGTATATATACTGTATTTTCTTCTCTGCAATATCCACATACAACCCCACATGCTTTAATGTTACTTTTCATAGTTAACAACCTTTGATGATATGATTTATGAAGTTTTGGTGATTATGGAAAAGCCATTAATTGAATGAAATTTTGTTGTCCTTTAGTGTTTGATATAGTCCCGCTTCAAGTGCTGATATTTGCTGATGCTCTAGTCTTAGTTCAAGACTCATATTGAGGCACTCAATAATCTCATGCAGTAAAGTTGTATCAATCTGACTTATAGTTTTATTCTTATTCAAGCGGATGGTGTTAGTGTTTGGATTAAGACTTCCATAGTCACCACTTTCTCTATCATCAACCATGATGATGCTGTAAATATGACCTAGTATTTTGATGTTATTTGGTATTATCATAACAAGTCTCCTGTTCTCAGTTAGTTTTATGTATATACATAAAATGATAAATCGTTAGATGGAGATAGCATAAGGTACAGGTACCCGCCGCCGGAGTCCCACCAATCCATACCGGGGGTGTTTGACCCCCACCCCATCTTTTTGGCGAATCTCCTATCTAAATACGTGCGCTCGCTCTCCTGCTCGCGTATGCGCTGCGCTCTGTGCGTACAATACAGTATCACAACCCTGCGCCTGTGAAGGTGAGCAGGTACAATGAAATGTCCATGAGTGGAGGACAAATGGCGTTTTTGTACCTGCAATAGTGCCGGCAAATAGAGAAACCCAGCAACGACGCACGCTACAATGTTTCTGCTAGTTTACATAATGTATATTCTCGGAACTTCGAAGGATTTCGAAATATGGTTTTCGGGCTAATCCTCCAACAACTGCTCTAGCTCCTCGTCGCTCATACCAGCTATTCGCACGTCCACGGGACCACCGTCAGCGCCCGTCAGCTCTAGCTTTTGAGTGTCGGACCAGCCGTAACCGTTCAATAGACAGAATTTCGCGCCTCTATCGTTGCCCTCATAGAGCTGTTCTTCGGCAAAGTTCTCACATCTTCTTCGCGCACGCATAAGAACGGGGAAAAACTGGTCATCTTTTGAGTAGTTAAACAACGTTTTTCTATCACAATCCAGATAACAAGCTAATCCTGATAATGTATAAGGTCTAGGCATTTTGACAGGTACAACATCACCTTGCTTCGTGACTTGGTTTATTACTCTACTATCACAATACTCAAAGTATTCATCAATTCTTTTCTGAAGTTCTTCGACGCTCGTAAACTTCAGCGGTCGTCCTCCCGGATGCCTTTCGTCAATAAACTCTGCCATAATCATTTCACCTCATTTTCTTAGATATTCCTATGTAAGATACAATAAACTACTATCCTTTAGCCATATACGAACGATTAATATAATAACAATCGTCCTTCCGATACGCTACACCTGCACCCGTGAGTGCTGACATTCTTCTATAGAAGTTGCGTTCCGGCATTTTCAGCACACGAATCAAATCGTCTGCGCTCAGCTTTTCCTTTTTCCGCTTGTCCGTCAATGCTCCACTGTCCCAGTCAATCAGCGGCGACAACTTCACCAAAAACCCCATGTCTGCATCGCTCAGTTTTGCGCTCAGTTCCACCAATTTTTCATTATACAGCTTCACGTAACCTTTTTTATTCCCTGTACTGCGCTTTTTGGGCGGTTTTAGTCCTTTTTTCGTATTCCAGAACTCATAATAACTATGTTCTATATCCTTGTCGCGGATGCTGATATGTTCCGACTGCTTGTCCGGCGATTCTTCCCTAGTAAAAATGGTTTGCGCTACTGTCGCGCTGACTCCAATTGGAAATATACCCTGCTCAGGTTTGTTATGCCAAACTTCGGCCAGCATTTCGCCGGTTTCCGGATCTATAACTTGTCGCCTTGTCCTGCCATATCCGAAATCATCGTCCAAAA